TAAGTTTTGTAAGTTTGTAATCTCTGCTGGCTCAGGAAGTCTTGCAAGTTCACCTAACTGAACAGCCCCAGGTGCATTAGGTCTACCTGTTCTTACGAAAGAATCGACAGGTGCAGCTTGAGGATTAAGACCAGGTGTTTGAATTTCTAATCCTTGAAGAGGAGTAGCGACAGACCCAGTAGCTTCATCGCTGTAAGCTCTTTGTCTGGATTGAAGACCTTTTTGTGTAAATTTTGCCATGAGTTAATCAATAAGACCTGCATTTTTCATGCCGCCATAAGTACTTAGTCCTGTGCTTGCTCCACTTAAACCAGCACTTAATACTCCTATAGCTCCTGGTCCTTTTACCCTTCCTCGTTTTATAGGTTTCATAGGATCTAATATCGTTCTTTCTAAGTATGGTTGTTGACTTGCAATTCGACTAGCTCAAATGCTGCTTGTTGTCGTTGAACATCAGCAATAAGGTTTTGAATACTATTTCCTACTCGACCAGCAGCTACTACTTCACCTTTAGCTTGCAATGCAGCAAGTGAAGTCTTTCTTTTCTCTGCTCCTGCTGCTGCTTGTTCTTGCATAAGTCGTAAGTTCAATGCAGCAATATCACTTTCGTATGCTTCGTTAGCAAGAAATAGATTTTGAGCTATTACATCTTCTTGCAACTGTCTTTGCTGTGCTTCACCAGTCCTTGCAGACTGTGCTTGCAGAGTGTTGTACTGAAACTCCTGCTCTGCTTGAAGATTTTGAAATTCTATCTGTGCGTTCTGTGCCCTAGTTGCTGCCTGCTGCTGCATTATCTGGAGGCCACCAGACATGACCCCAATTACTACGCTGGCTGTTACTGGATCACACATAATTAGATCCTCACGAACTCATAGAACAGACGACTCTCTGGCCCATATTCTGAGTGCTTTTTAATGAATGTAAATCCCATCCATTGAAGCCATCTGACATGAACTTTGTTTCTAGCATCTACTACATTAAATAATACAGGATACTCCTGAATAATCTTGTCTAGTTCTACTTTAGATCTTCTTAGAAATGTACGCTTGTCACTTGGATCATCCAACATTGACTGACAACCCAACATCCATATACGACCAGATGTCTCTGATTCAGGTACTACACCCCACATGCCCATTGGGTGTCCATGCCTGCTAACCATAGTCATACAGGGGTTACTCTTAAAGAAACAGTAGAACAGACTAGCCACAGGATCTAACCCTGACTGTGCCTTAATCTCAGCTATATCCTCATCTCTCATGTTCTCACCAATAATTCTAATATCTTCTAATTCTGTACGTCGTTGACAAGCTACTGCCTTTTCGCTCTTGTATGATAGAACCCTTCCCATTCGGCTGATTGGAATCGACAAGGTAGTGGACTTGTAGAGGATATTTCTATCTTAGTATCTATATTGCTTGCCATCACCAGCAGGCTGTTCTTTTATGTATGGAGTACTGAACTCGTAAGTCATATCGTAGATTTCTCCGACATAAAACTTAGCTCCACTTAGATCACCTGGGACAGTTAGCTTTCCATTTCCACTAGCATTTGTTTCAGTACCAGTTAAAGGAAATACGACTTGTCCGTGGTTAATTGTTGTAGTGTCGTTAACTCCATCGTTATTTGCATCTGTATATCTTCCAACAACTGCCATATTTTTAGAGTTGAAAGTTGTAGAAATAGGGTAAGGAAGTGTTATTTCAGTTTGTACTCCTAATGCTCCTGAGTTAATAAGAGATGTTGTGCAACCAGCTTCTGTTGTTTTTCTATCTAAAAGGATTTCTATCTCTGTGCCTGCATCTACTTGTTCTGGTCTTAATGAAACTCTCTCTAAGTAAACACCATCAGAGTATTCAACAATAGCAAAGAGATCACTACCCTTAACTCCACCTCCAAGGATAGATTTACTTCCTTTGACTTCCCAGTAAGACCAAGCCGACTGAAGCTTTGTATCTTCTTCAAAGAAGAACTTATAAAGATATATTCTTTTAGGTTGATCTTTACTGATAACGACCATCGCATCTTCTGCGACACAGGATGTGAAGTTACAAAGATTGCTAGGGATAAATCTAGGTATTGATGCAGTTACATCTTCAGACAAAGGAACTGAACCACTTGAATCAGGCAGGAAGAACTCTCGTACTCCACTGAAATTTCCTTTAGGTATAGGAAAATAAGTATTACGTCCAACTGCTATCGGATCGACAGATGTATCCATTTCAAAGTTTGTCATCTGTGCTATACCAGCCGTTTTAGGAGAGATAGCACTTCCAACATTAGTACCTGAATCTAATCTAAATTGAGAGTGCCTACTGAAAAGCAATAAGGTATTAGCGAAAGCGACACTAGAGACAAGCAAGTTAATAGATGTGCCACCACAAGAGAGATCAACAGGGTCGCTATCTATTAATGTCTGAACAGTTTCAGGGAAAAATCTTCCGTAGTCAGCACCAGCAGCAGAAAGGATTGCACTTTCATCAGCTAGTAAAACTAACCTGTTACGAAAGAAGTTTAAGTTTTCAATATAAGTTCCAACAAAGGAAGGCTCTAACGCTGTCTTCTCGTCACCAGCTATACGACCTGACCATGTATAGCCATAAGAAACATTGCCGCTAGTGGTTGCACTATTAGTTGCTGTATAGCTAAAGGTGTTTGCTGAAACACTGTTGACAGTAATCTTAGTTGTTATTGGTATTCCACTTCCGCTAGTAGGCAGAATAAATAACTCCTCTCCATTGCTTAAGCCGTGAGCAGTTTTAGAAACAGTTACCGCAGTTCCAGATTGCACATACGTTCCGTTAGATTGCTCGCTTAAATATCTTTGAAACTGAAAACTTACAGTGCCATCAGTTGCTACATTTCTAATTAATACATGAGGCATTGTTGTCTCATCAAATCTATATTTAATTCCTGGGGCTACTGTCTCTTTCCATACCCCATCTCCGTATGTTCCTATTGTTTGATTTGCTTTGTTTAAAGTAAATCGTACATAGTAATCATCATATTCTGAAGCTTGTGACCCTTGAACTTTTACTATAAATCCTTCGTACGCCTTGGTTGGTAGATCGTTTAAGTCATCAACTACTGTCTTAATCGTCTTTGTGCCATCACCACTACCTGTATCCTTACTTGATACATCGTAGTCAGCTAAATCATTCTTTATTATTTTAATTATATAGTCGTCATTGTTAACGCTATAACCACTAATAGTATCTAATTGATCTGCTAATTTATCTGCAATATCTATTGTTGATAACTTCTTCATGGTAGTAACAGTGCAGTTACCACTGTTGACCGACGAATTGTTTTGAGATGCAGCAGTATAAGTAAAGTCATTACCACCAGAGCCGACACCAGTAACTGTGTAGGTTCCTGCTACTGCTTCTGAGGCTGGATCTTTAAATGATATTTGTAACTTATCACCAGCAATTAAGCCATGACTATTAATCGAAACACTAACGGTAGAACTGTTACCTGATTGACTGAAAGTTCCTTCAAGATCATGTCCACCAGCAGGGTCGGTCCTGTAGGTTTTAGTGACTCCACCTAATGTCACGCTGTACTCTGTATCGTAATTTGCAGCTTTTATAAATATCATTGAAGAAGGTTCACTCGTCGTTGTTCCCCATACAGGCGACAACGCATCTGACATTTGAACTTTCTTTTCTCTATTAACTATGAAAGTGTAGTCAGCAATTGATGCAATCCTGAACCTTTCAGAAGGTACACCTGTTATGTCTAAGTAATTAAAATCAGTAGCGTGACCTGTTGGCGTGAACAGTGTTCCGCTTGGTAGGTCTACTACTTTTATTGCACCATCTTGAATGATTATTATATAACTAATACCTCCATCTCTTTCGACTAATTGTATAAAAGGTCGTTTACTTCCAGCACTACCATTAAATAGTTTTGCTACGTGATGCAGTGGTGGCCTTTTCTTTAGCCCTTCGACTGGGCTAGGCAGGCAATTGATAACAGCTTCTGCTTGAGATGCTAGTCGCAGAGCAGGAGGTTGTTGGCTTACCCCGTTGATAAGGTTTGGTATTGAAGAACTAATTAGAGGCATGACTACCTAAGAACAGTACGACTTGGTTGATAGGTTCGGAATACTCCTGTGTGGTTAGGATTCCCTCTGATCATATTGTGATCTCCTGCATTGTTTTCTTCTTCCATGAACAAGGTCTTAGCTTCTGCTTCCATTGTCAGGTTGATTTGCGTTAAGTCTGCACTACCTAGTATCTGGTCCTGGAGTTGTCTGCCTGCTTTGACCATGATGTATTGACGGGCATGTTCAGGTAGGTCAGTCCATCCAAGGATATATGTCACGTCTGCTGTTAAGTCTTCTTCAAACACAGAAGTATTCTTTCTCCTGTCGTATAACTTCAATCCTCTTTGTACTACCTCATTATCTGGGTATTCATAAGGATCAATCTTAACTCTGCTTATATCTGAACTTAATTGAATCTCGTTAGTACCAGCCGTTCTTACAAGAGTTCTTTCGTAGTCAGTATTAAATGACCACCCCTCTGATTGAATTGTTCTGCTGGTTTCTTTTAAAGAATCATGTGCTTGTCTAGCCAATCCGAATTGACCTTCAAGACTGTTGACAGGTGCTTCACCCATCATTCGCAGGACTCTGTTAACTGCTTCTAACTCTGTTGTTAAGTTAAGGCCCATAAGAAAGAAGGGGGCACGAAGCCCCCATAGTGTGTGATGTTAGCTGGTTGCCCAGTAAACTTCGATAGCACAGTCTGGACGTAGAACGCCTGTTCCGTGCATCATTGATCCGACCATAAATGTTCCCTGCCATAACGCATGAACATCTGAGCCTGTCTGCTCCATCTTCAAGTCCATTAACTTAACAGTACCAACAGCTTGCTTGTTAAATACAAGTCCAACGCTGTCTGTGTAGTTAGCATGGTATGTGTTGTTCTCACCAGTTACAGCAGAACGGTTTGTAGTTGGCAAGT